ACTGCACCCGAAGGAATCAAAGCACCAGACTCTCGCCGCTACGCAGCGTGCGGAGACGGCATCGTTGCTAACGTAGCCTACTGGATTGCACAACGAATCAAGATGATAGAAAGCGAACAAACATGAGACAATACTTAGGACTTGACGTAGCCCCGCTTCGCATTGGTTGGGCTGTTGTCTCTGAAAATGCTGGAGTCATCAAGCCCGTCGCACACGGCACCCACCTGTTTGACAAGAAGGAATGGATCGTTCCGGCTATGCGTGCTGAAGCGATGGAAGATTTGCATGACGCGCACAAGATCGAGCCTATTGGCATTGGCATGGAAGCTGTGTATGTCGGCATCAACAAGCTTGGTTCTATTCGTGCTGCTATGGCGCTGGGTCAGATTGAGAGCGTGTGTGATTACGAGTGGCCTGATGCTGAGCAGAAGATTCTGACGGCAACACAGTGGCGCAAGGTGTGTGGCATTCCCCAGGGCGGCAAGGTGCCGGTGATGGAGTGGGCTGAGGCGTACACTGGTGAGGAGATCACTAGCCAGGATGATGCTGATGCGTTGGCTATTGCTTACGCTACTGCAATGTGGTTCACGACTGACCATGAATGAAGAAGAATGGTTCCAGCGTGCTGTTGAGGACGAGCTGCAAAAAGTCATTGATCGTATTCGCGCTAAGGGGCAGGACGTTCACAACGTAGGTTCGCTACGCAACAAGGTCAACAATGACTTGAACGCTAGCCGTGGCACAAGCGCGTGGGTTGCACTAAAGCAACGCTACGATCCGATGCCGCGCAACGAGATGCGTTGGTGCTGCGTATGCGAGCGCCCACTATCTAGCCAAGCTGCTACGTCGTGGTTAGAAGATAAGCGTGGCGACACCTACTGTGGTCAAGAATGCAAAGACAACACGGCACGCCACCCTATCCCGTTCGCTGAATGGAAGGCCAGGGTTAGGGCGAATGGTAGTGCGAGTGCGCCGCGTCGAGACATTGTGGGTGGCGAGCTGGTTGACGGCCCACTCATTACGATTACGTGGGATGACATAAAGAATGTGGGCAAGCCGTTGCCTGCTGAGGTGGTGCGTGAGGTGGCACAGATTGATTGGAGTGTTGAATAGCACGCTACTGTGTGCTAGCGTTTGCGTATAACTAATGAGAGCGGAGGCATACCGTGGAATTGATTGTCGTAACTATTGTCGTTGTGATCTTGTTTATGTTCACGCTAACTAGAGCCGGAGGAATGAAATGAGTACCATTGTTGAACCTTTGAGTCAGTCCCCGTTGTATCGCACGATGTGGCGCAGCATTATGCACGCCACCGGCAATGCTGAGACTGCCGATGCTGTGATGCTGAGTATCGTTGACTCGCACCCGCACTTGTCTGAAGTGTGGGACGCGAATACTTGTCGCGCTTGCAAGGCTATCCTCCAGGGTGTGGACAAGGCGCTCGACTCTCCGTACTGTGAGTGCTGCCGAATGGATGAGAATCCGCCAGAGTATTACGATGCGAATCTGAAGATGTATGGTGGTGAGTGATGGCTACTATTGGTCGCATCAAACGCAAGAAGCTTGACAATAATCGTGCCGTGCGCGTTGCTCGTGGGGCTGCTAGTGTTGCCGCTCGTGCTACTCGTGCTGCTAACAAGAAAGCTAGGTGGTTCTAATGCTGGATGATCTTCGAGAGTACTTGCCTATCAATCCGCCAGACTTTCTTGCAGAGGAGGAGCCGGAGATTACGCACAATTGCTGCTGTTGTGGCGTTGAGCTTGGTGCGGATGCGTGGACGGATGACAACGTAAACTATTACTGTGGGGTTTGCGACGAATTGGCTATTGCCGCTTGACATTGGCGCGCCGATGCGCGTAAAGTAATCGTGTTACCCATTGACTTGGAGGTCAAACTAATGAGCGACAGAACAGACGGTCTGGTTACGTGCGGAAGCTGCGGATACAGGTGGATTTACAGCGAGAATCCTACGCCAGCGTATCGCTGCCCGAAGGAGGCAGACCACAAGCCGGAAGAAACGGATGCGGAGCGCGACAATAGGCGCGTCATGTTTGCGCTATGCAATTCGCTGGGCTGGGACATTGAGACGGACAACGATGGTGACTACGTTATCTACCCTGGTATCACCAATCCAGAATGGCACGTACGCCACAATTATGGGAGCGTTGTCTAATGACTGACGAAACTTACATTGATCTGGAGAACCGGCTTGACTTTCTCTTGCCCGAGAAGCGTGGCTATGGCGGTGATATGCGTAAGCTCTTGCGCTGCGCTATCAGCACGAAAGATTGGCTGCTAGCCGACGCTATTGAGCGCGTCGTTACCGAGTTGTTGCAGCGGATGGAAGCGCAGGATGCGGAGCTGCGAGAGTTTGACGCATGGGTTTCCGAGTGTGAAGCGGAGGCTACCCGGTGATAACGGTTCGGTTCGGAATCGAGCGGCCCGACACGGCTGCGCTACTGATAGGCGTAACCGCATTGCCTGACGGTACAGCGTGGCGTGATGCTATTCCTGCTGCTGCTGCTGCTGATTGGGATTACCTGGCGGCGGGTTGGGTTGACGTTTCTTCGTGGCGCAGGTCGGGTACGTTTGTGTCTCGCGTTGTCTTGACGCGCTGATCGTAGCGTGATACTTTCCGCTTGTAATTATTGACAGCCGCCACGCGCGGCAGATTGGATAGGCAAGATGACAGAGCTAATGCGAGACGAACACGGATACGGATACGATCTACCTGGGCCATTCTCCGATGCCACCAGCATAATGCGCGAACACCGCGAACGCGGCGGGTACTACTTCGAACCCGAAACGATGCGTTATTTCCGAGCGCGCTGCCACAGGGTTGTCGCTGGCGCTATCCTCATTGATTCGATCCGCCATGACGATGAGGCGCGCGTCTATCGGCTCACGGTAATGACGCAAGGGCGAGGCATGTCACGCATACCCGATCCGCGCGATGGTGCAACCACGTTTGACACGTTAGACAAAGCACGCCGCGCAGCTGAGCGCGTTTGCAAGGCGTGCGGCGTGCCGTCCTGGTATCGGTCGGCGAATAAGTTGCCGCGTGATTGGGCGTACGTTGCAGAGCCGGAAAGCGTGACGGCATGACTGGCGGCGAATCGTTCGCAGATTGGCTATCCGTCATCGTGGTGTCAGACGATCCCGCCAATGGTGGCGCGGGTCTGCTTACCCTCACGGATTGCGCGAAGTGCGACGGCTACGGCATCGTTGAGCATTCGCACCGTAGCGGGATGCGGCTAGCGCCCTGCCGTAAGTGCAACGGGGAAGGGAAACCGGCAAGCGTGGCGAACGTGCCAGGGAAAGCTACCGGAAAGGCTACAGCATGACACTCGCACCGTACATCTACCTAACGCTAGCCGTAACGCTAACGTGCCTCTGCCTAATCGTGATGACTTGGACTGAAGCACGTGACGCGGAGCGCGAAGCGGCGCAGGCGTGGACGGATTACCTAGACCGGCACTAACTACCGCGCGCACCACGTACGCTACAGGCTCCCCGGTCAACATGACGGGGAGCCTTTTTGCTGCGCTGCTGCTGCTCGACTGCTGCCAATCGCCGCGCCCAGGTAAGCGCCAACGCGGTCAAAGCTATGGCAGCGCGCATCGCGTTGGGTCGCTTGACAACGCGCAGCGCGTCGGGCAATCTACCCGTACCGGCAGCACCGCCGGAGCAACGAAAGGTCATCATGCAGACGTACACGTACCGCGTTAGTTTCCTACCAGAGGATCGCAACGTTTCGGCAGAGGAATGTATGCCGATCCAGCACTACCCGACGCGCGTGGAAGCACTAGCCGCCGCCGCACGTGACGCAATGGCAACCGCGTACAGCGAATGCGCGGCACAGGGCTTATCCGGTTCGCCAGAGGGACGCGCCTATATGCGAGCCGCCGCCGCACTAATTGAGCGCGTAGCACGCGAAGCGATCGCAAAAGCAGACGCGCCAATTGGCGCTCAGGTTGCCGTCCACGTAAGTGGACTCAACCCGCGAACCATCGGATGCTACGCCATTGACGCAATCAAAAAAGAGGACAACATTACGCCAGACGTAAACCAGATTGCAGACGACGCAATCCAGGCAGGCATTCGCAGCGTGCAAGACGCGCTAGGCGTAGACTCTGGCGACTACGCAAGCATCCACTTTGGCGACCGCGAAGGTAACGCGCTTGCCGACATATTCCGCGAATACGCAAGCGCCGAAATACAATGGGCAACCGATCCAATTCCGCCCACGCCATTCTCTGCCCTCCGCGTACTAGACCGCGTGCAACTACTTACCAGCGTGGAGCGCTTCCCACACTTTATCGTCGCAGCAGGCGAAACGGGAACCGTCAAGGAAATAGACCTAGACGCAAAATGCAACCGCCAGGAATACTGGGTCAAGATGGACAACCCGATTGAGAATTGCGAGGAATGGGACAATTGCATATTGTGGACGTTCCCCGACGACGACGATTGCGGGGAGACACTAGCCCGACTCTAACCCACCACACCACCACACCACCAGCGCGGCACGCTTCCACAGGTGCCGCGCTTTTTTATGGGCGCAGCAAACCGGGGAACCGCAACCCGAATGCCTGCGTTTCGCGTGGTGGTATCGGTTCCGCGCGTGGCGGAGCTCCAACCCTGCAAACCTGCAACCCTGCCGCGCCCAGGCAAGCAGGCAAGCCAAAGCGACGTGTACCCAACCCCCCCGCGCGCACGCACACATGACAAGACGTAGGTCGTGTTTGTTTGTGGGTAGGTTGTGTATTGGGGTTTGATGATCTTTTGATTGATCTTCAGCAAACCACGGTGTGCTAGTGCGTGTGGTTTTCTGCTCCCCCCCTAGTCCCCCCCTCGTGGGTCGCGTTTTGGGAGCGAGTTGTGTCTTGGTTGCGACTTGTCTGGTTGTCGCTGGCAGCACGCTATTGGGTAAGGGTTAGGCAGTGCTGCGCCAAAGCCCCTCTGACGGGCGATCTCCGCTGTTGAGGCGGGTTGCTTATGATTGTATCATGGAGGCGTGGACGAAGAAGACTTCTATGGTTGGTCAGAGTGGGTCTTTCGATGCGTCTTTGAAGATTCTGGGCGGCGTGTTATGCGTGTCTTTGCGGCGTGCGAGTATGATGCGTGGGTAACATTTACTTTGATGACTGGCATACAAGTTAATCTTGACGGATTGGAGCATTGGTGACGAAACGCGCAGACCTTAAAGAAGCTCGTGACGATAAGAAGTCTCTAGAGGACTCGTACGGGCTTGTGTCGGATGATTTTTTGGTGAAGAATTATATGCCGACTCGTACTATTGGCGAATTATCTGATGAGCAGATGGATGAGGCTATTGAGATGGCTCGACTCGGCGCGTTTGAAAAAGCGATTGCCAGGGTGCTAGGCGTTAATGAGGCTGTGTTCTTGTCTGCTTTAAAGAAAGGTAAGGATGGGAAGACGGGGCATAATGGTACAAGTCAGAAGCGCGTGGATTTTGCTAAACGCTTTTATGATGCACGCAAAGAACACATGAAGAAAAGCCTGCGCGTAATTAGTGAGGCTGCTGATGAGGGTGATTGGAAGCCAGCAGCTTGGCAACTAGAACGCTCTTTTGGGTTTGTAAAGAACGAGACGGTCGAGGTAGAGGCTGGGCCGCAAATCATGTCGCTTATGCAGCTCGCACAGATTCCGTTAGAGCAAGCCCAAGCAACACTCCAGGTTGAGGGCGAAGTAGTTGTAGAACCAGATGAGTGACGAGTCGCTTAGTGTAGAAACCGCGCGCCTACGCGCAAAAATGGCTGACCCAGTGTGGAAAGCCAAGAATCTTTTTGGTTTTGATCCGTGGTCTAAACAACAAGAAATCCTCAAAGCACTGCGTAAGAATAAGCGTGTAGCGGTTCGCTCCTGCCACGGAGTAGGCAAGACTGCCGTGGCTGCTACTGCTGTTCTCGACTTCATGACGGAAGGGCCATGTCGTGTAATCACCACTGCGCCGACATGGAGCCAGGTCGAGCAACTACTCTGGCGCGAAATTAACGTACGACACTCTAAGATTCCGGGCGGTAAAGACGCTTTCGGCAAAATGTTCAAGTCAAGCCTTGAAGTACGCTCCGACTGGTTCGCAATGGGACTCTCGACTGACAAGCCAGAACGATTCCAGGGTCATCACGCGCCACGGATGATGCTAGTCGTAGACGAAGCGAGTGGTATTGACGAAGCTATCTACGAAGCAGCCGAAGGTTTCCTTACCGCCGACGAAGCTCGCGTGCTGTTGATTGGAAACCCGACTCGACCAGCGGGAACCTTCTACAAAGCCTTCCAGAAAGACTCTGGTTGGTACCCAGTACACATGAGTGCCTTTGATGCGCCGTGCTTTACGGGCGAAAAAGTTTCTAAAGAGGCAGAACGCGCGCTAATTACGCAAGAATGGGTGCAGGACGCTAAGCAACAGTGGGGTGAGGACTCGTCTGCGTACAAGATTCGCGTCTTGGGCGAGTTTTCGGAGACTACAGGCCGCCAATACTTCCAATTTCTAGAAAAAATCGTGCCTATTGACGCTAAGAAGCGTGGTTTTGTGCGGGGAATGCCTGTTCCTGGTGGCAGAGTAGAGTTCTATGACGACCACAAGGGCGGAATGCGCATGTGGGAACCACCCAAGACTGGCGTTGGGTACATTATCTTCGCGGATGTGGCAGGATCAGTGTCTTTTGACGAGTATGAGCGGCGCGAAGCGCGTATCGGGTCGGGTGCGGGGTCGGATTACTCTGTAGCAGAAGTGCTACGCCAAGATACTGGCGAACAAGTAGCCGAAATCCGGTATCGAGCCGACGTAGACGAGTTTGCCGACGATCTTGCACGCCTGGGACGCTTATATAACGATGCGATCATCGCGGTGGAGCGTAACGGGCCGGGAACCGCCGTCCTAACCCAACTAAAGAACACTATGGGGTACCCGCGTATCTGGCGACCACGCAATCCGATTGGCGTAAAGACGCATATGGATCAAACGCTAGGTTGGAACACGACTAGTGCCACGCGACCCATCATGTTGAGCGCGCTACAGGCCGCTATTCGCGACGAACCGCACCGAATCAAGAGCGAAGCACTCATAGATGAGATTCGCACGTTCGTATTTCGGGATCGGAATGGTAGGGAGCCTCGCCCAGAGGCAGATGAGGGTTGCCATGACGACTTGGTGATGGCTATGGGTGGTGCGCAGGCTGTGTGGCAACAAGAATGCACTACGCCTATTCGCCTTGCGGAGCGTCCAAAGGTTGAGCCGCAACCTAATCTTCAGAAGCGCGCGCCACGCTTTGTTATTGGGAAGCGTTAGATATAGTTATTGTATGAGCGAGTTTAGTCCTCCAGCCGGTGCGCGCAGCGCAGCTCGTCGCGGCTTAGAACTTGTAAAGGCAGGCAAAGCTGGTGGTGGCTTTGAACCCGCTACTGCTGCTCGCGCGCGGAAGATCGTTGCTGGCGATCCGCTTACGCGCGATGGTGTTATGCGTATGCACTCATTCTTTAGTCGTCACGCAGTAGATCGCAAGCCCGACTGGGGTAAGAGTGGTAAGGAAACGCCTGGTTACGTGTCGTGGCAAACGTGGGGCGGGGACGCTGGCGCGTCATGGTCGGCGCGTCTTGCAAACAAACTTAGAGAATCCGCTAAGTAAGGTATAGTTCTGCTGTGAACAAAAAAGGTAAATACGCAAAGCTTGTCGCATCGCTGCAAGCTAAGGGCGCTAAAGACCCTCGCGCGCTTGCCGCAAGCATTGGTCGCAAGAAACTAGGTAAGGCAGAGTTTCAGCGTCGCGCTGCTGCCGGTCGAGCCGCAGCAGACTAAGTAAGGTACACTTTTCCCATGCCAAACTTTCAAAAAGACCCCAATAATCCTAAAGCAGACTTTTTTAACACTGCTATTGGTGGAGCGCCAAAAAGTCCAGGCGGCAATAAGGTGCCTAAGATGAGCAAGCTTGCTTACAAGCTCAAGTCTAAGGCTATGGAAAAGAAATAGTTTTAATGCATTCGCTTGACCGCATTAAGAAGAAGAACGAGCCGACCGTTAGCATCGCGCTAATGAAAATGAAACCCAAGTCGCAGTACGCCGAACCAAAAGAAGACATGCCAATGGACATGACTAGAGACGCAATGGAAGAAGAAGCACCCATGCGTGAAGAAGCCAGCAAAGACTCGTACGAAGAATGCCCGAAGTGCGCCAAGTACCAGATGCTAATTGGCGAAGCTATCGCGTACTACATGCAGAACAAAGAAGACTCTGAAGATAAGCCTGACACGCGCGAAGTAGAAGACGAAATTAACGCGCAAGCAGATTCGATGCAGGACTAACTGCTACACTAATTCGTATGAGCGTACCTCCGAACATGATGGGCGCAGGCCCAATGATCCCACCGCCACCAATGGGCGCACCAATGGGAATGCCAATGGCACCCCCCGCACCAGGCGGCCCTGTTCCCCCAGCGGTAGCTGCCCTTCCGGGCATGGCTGAACTTGCGCAGGCACAGACGATGCAGATGGCGGATCATCAGCGTCAGATGCAGGCGATGCAGCAAGAGATGCAGAATCAGATCATGATGCTTATTGCTTCGCTGCCTACGCCGAATCCTGCTGGTGAGGCTGCTGTGTCTACGCCGATGACTCCGATGATGAGTGGTGCTGGTGCTGGCATGGGTGATTCTGCCGCTCCGGGTGCCGCTGACATGGGAACCCCAACGGGTGCCTACTAACAGTTTTAGTCAAAACGACGAGGCTGTTATTGCCCCGTACACTAGGGGTGTTGCGGTAACTCCAAGCGACACTACTGATTTGGTAGAAGTTTCTCGCGCGCTAAACGTGCATAAGTCGGGTGGGCAATCCCACACTACCGTTAAATGTATTCTTTCTGGCGATACTGTTGCGGTAAGTTTAGTTTTGACAATTGGAGATGTTGTTCCAATTCGTGTTTCTCGCGTATACGCAACCGGGACAGACGCAACTACTGTTGTCGCTCTCTACTGATAGACTCTAAGAATGCCTTACGTTGTACCAACAACCGTTGTAGCAGCCACACGAGGGTTTGCAACAGACTATAACGTCATCGTTAATGATGTTATTGACCACGAGACACGCATTGTTGCGGTAGAGGCTATTGCTGCTGCGGTTCCGTACGCAAATCTTGCTGCTGACGTAAAGAACTTTACGATTAGCACGCCAACGTTTACCACGAACGTGTACACCACAATTTTGACTGACGCGGATAACAAGCTTCTTCTTCTTACAAACGGCGCAACAGCAGGATCGCTCACAATTCCCCTTAACGCAACTGTTGCGTTTGCGATTGGCTGCCAGCTCAACTTGGTTCAGACGGGTACGGGGCAGATTACTGTTAATCGAGCAACTACCGGCGTAACAATCAATGGCTCTACGACTGTGAACTACTTGTTTTCGCAACAATACGCAATGATTAGCCTTGTAAAGACTGCTGCTGATACTTGGGTGCTAACTGGCGACTTTGTGTAATGCCGTACGTTGCCCCGACAACCGTAACTCCAGGTGTACCTATTGCGTCGGCGCTTCATAATGTTCTTGCGGCAGACCTTGTTGACCACGAGTCGCGTATCGGCACAGTAACAACAACAATGAGTAGTGTTCCGTACGCAAACCTTGCGGCTGGCGTAAAGAATTACACAATTGTTAGCGTAACGGCTAGTCGCGACCTGACAAGTGCTGATACTGAGAATAAGATTCTTGTTTCAAGCGGCGCGTCAAATTATGTTTTGACCGCGCCGGGAAGTGGTTTTTTAGCTGGGCAGACTATTAACCTTGCGCGTACCAGCACGGGTACTTTGAGTGTGGTTGGCGCTAGTGGTGTGCTTATTAACGGCTCTAGCAATACGCGCTCTTTAAATGCGGCGTACTCGTATGCGCAACTTATTTGTCTTGGTAAAGACTTTATTCTTGTAGGTGCGTATGTTTAATCGAAGTTTTTTGCGGCGAAGAAAAGTGAGTCAGCTTCCCCAGTCTTTTATTCAATACTCGCTTGCGGGTAGCACTGATTTGTCTGGAATATCTTGTGCGTTGTCAAACGATGGTACTACGGCAATTGTTGGTCAGTATGGTGATGCTTCGTTTCGGGGAACCGCTGTTGTGTGTATTCGTAGCGGCAAAACGTGGACAGAACAAGTTTTGCTTGCTCAGTCCGGTGGTGCGGCTAGTGATAATTTTGGTTATTCGGTTGACTTGTCGGATGACGGCAATACTGCTATTTGTGGGGTTCCGTATAGGGGCGCTACGGATACTGGTGCTGCTGTTGTGTTTACTCGTAGCGGTGCTACGTGGACAGAACAAGCAGTGTTGACGTATTCGGCGGCTGCTGCAAACGACTTGTTTGGTTATTCGGTTTCTTTGTCTAGTGATGGCAATATGGCTATTTGCGGATCGCCAACAAGTGGATCGGGCAATGGTAGGTCGGTCGTGTTTACGCGCAGTGGGGCGACCTGGACACAGCAAGCGGTATTAACACATTCGGTTGGGGCGGCAGGTGCCTATTTTGGCTGGTCGGTTAAATTGTCCACAGATGGCAGTACGGCAATTGTTGGCGCAAGGTCAGATAGTTCTGCTGGGAGCCTCAGGGGTTCTGCTGTTATCTTTACTCGTAGTGGTGTTACGTGGACGGAACAAGCCACTTTAAGATATTCTGCTGCTGCTAATAACGATAATCTTGGCACTTCGGTTTCGTTGTCAAGTGATGGGAATACTGCAATTGCCGGAGCAGAAAACGCCGATCCCGGGGGGGTTTCTGCTGCGGGTCTTGCTGTTGTATTTACTCGTAGTGGTGTTACGTGGACGGAACAAGCTGCGTTAACTTATTCGGGTAAAGCCGCTAATGATCTTTTAGGTATGTCCGTTTCTTTATCCGGCAATGGAAACGCTGCTCTTTGTGGAGCCTATGGAGGCAACATTCCCGTAGCAGATGCGGGTATTGCAATAATGTTTACTCGTAACAATGGGGTTTGGGTTCAAGAATCAGTATTATCGTATTCTTCTGGCGTTGCTGGAGACAATGTAGGACGGTCGGTTGCCTTGTCTAGAGATGGCAATATTGCAATTGCCGGAGCGCCCGGTATTGGTGCTGACGTTGGTGGCGCTATTGTTTTCTATAATCACTAAACACGAACTGATACACTCACACTAATGGCATACACTCGACCATACGCAAGCGGATTCGTAGACTATCCGCTCACCACCACACCAATCAATAGCACCGCGCTCAACACTATTGATGTTGGCGTAAAAACAGTTAGTGATACTGTGGACGGGTTTACTGGTGCGTGGACAGCTTACGTTCCGGCGCTGACTAATACAACTTCGCCTATTACGGTTGCTCGATACGCGAAGATTGGCAAGATTGTTCACTTCTATGTTGTGTTGACGCTTACGGGTGCGCAGGTAACGGGACTCCCAGGAATTGCGCTTCCTCCGTTTGCAATGCTTAGCACAAGCTCTGGCAACTTTGACGTAAAAATGATTGACTCTGGAACCGTGTACGCTGGCGTTGGAGTCGCTGGTACAACTGCAAGGCTTGATTGTTACGCGCTTAACGCTGCCGGAACATACGCAGTTGTTACCGCCACAACCAGTCTTATCCCGTTTACGTGGGGAGCCGCAGACCAGATCATTGTAAGCGGAACATACGAGTCTGCATAATGATCGAGTCCACCGACCCGAAAAAACTACTAGACCGATTCACAAAGTGCTGGGGACAATCCTACGCTAAGCACACGCAGAATTGCGAGTTCTACAAGAAGTGTGACGACGGATATAATGCTGTCATCAAGCCATCTAGTAGTGAGTGGCAATCTGATTTGCATCCTCCGTATGCTTTGCAGATTATTGACATTATTGAATCCAACATTGTTGATGACCAGCCTGACATGCGCGTTGTCCCGGCACAACCAGACGACAGTGATGGTGCGGAACTATTGACGCACATTATTCGCCAGCAACGCTACAAGGATAACTTTCCTGAGAAGTACGCTTTGTTTGTGAAGCAGTCTCTTATTCGCGGCATTAGCGTGGCAAAGATTCCGTGGATGGAAGAATGGCGCAAAGTCCCCACACCAAACTACAAGCCTGATCCGCTCGGACAGCGCCAGCCGTACCAGAATGTTCCGTACCGCCAACAGCCAGGATTCGTCAACGTAGACACTAATCACTTTTTGTGGGACGTTAACGCTACAAGTCTTGACGATGCTGAGTACGTGTTCTTTCGCACGTACGAATCTAAGCGTAGCCTTGAGGCTGCTGGCGTGTACGACAACCTAGACAAGATTGAAGTGCAGACAACGCACATTGGCTTGGACGAGAAAGAGCGTCGTGGTCGAGTAGAAGTAATTGAGTGGTGGTGGCGCGATGGCGCGTCTATGCGCCTTACTGTGATTGCTAACAAGTCTACGATTATTCGTGATTGCATTAGCCCGTTTTGGCATGGACAGTTCCCGTTTGTGGTGGCGAACGTGATGCCGACCCCGTTCTCGTTTCGTGGTAAGAGCATTGTTGAGATCATTAGTGATTTGCAGATTGCCTTGTGGGAGCTACAGAATCAGCGCATTGACAACTCTAAGTTCATGGCTAACGCCGCTATGTTTGTTGACCCGAACACGGATCAGCAAGACATTCGCCTCTACCCAGGAGCCGTCATCCCGCTTCGCCCCGACCAAGTACAAGCGTGGGTGCCTAACATTAGTATTCTCCAGCCGTCCGTGCAGGCTGAGGAGATGCTGAAAGGCGACTTGCAGAACATTACGGGTGCTGTTGGTTACTTGTCTGGTGCTTCTGGCACGGAGATTGACCAGACTACCGCGACTGGCATTAGTGTTATTAGCAACATGGCTGCTAAGCGCATTATTCGTATGAAGCAGCAGATTATGTTTGCTATGCGGCGTGCTGGTGAGCAGCAGATTGCGCTTAATCAGCAGCTTCTACCCGGCCCGATTGCTGTTCGTATTGATCGTGACGCGGCTGAGGATTGGAAGATGGTTAGCCCTACTGACATTCAGGGACAGTACGACTATAAGGTTGAGGATGCAAACGAGTCGCTAATGCGGCAGGAGCGTCGAGCAGAGTCGCTCGCGTTTGCTAACTGGTTTGGTCAGAATTACGCTTTGCTCGTCCAGTCCGGGGTACAGCCGAACATGCGGCGTGTAGCTGAGGATGTTATTCAGGCATTCGATGAAGACCCGAAAGAGTATTTGGGTAATGATCCTTCTTCGCCGGACGGCACACAAGTGCAGAACCCGCTCTTGGTCGGAGGGCCGGGTCAGTCACAGCCGGGGGCGACAACCCCATTTGGCGGTGCTGCTAGTTCTGGTATGACCCCCGGGTTGCCGCCTGAACTCGCTGCGCTTTTCGGGGCCGTCCCCGGCGCTAATCCCTCTCAACCATAGTTATCCGACCAAACCGACCTTCCGACCGGAGGAACAATGAGCAGTAACGATACGACAACAGAAACCGATCCGATTGCTGACGCGATCCTACATGGCGGGAACGTGCCGCCAGCTCCAGAGGTAAATTCTGGTGCAGATGTTGAACCGGAATCTGGTGCAGATATTGCAGTAGAAGAAGAACTCTTGCTTGGCAAGTTTAAAACGTCTGAAGACATGGCGGCTGCGTACCAGAACCTAGAACGCGAGTTCACACAAGCCCGTCAGCGCGCCATTGACCTTGAGTCTTTGCTCGACGACGAGCCAGACGAGGTTGCCCCCGCGTGGAACTCCGCGTTTACTGGCGCTAACCCGCAGAACGAAACTGAGCTTGTTAGTTGGGCCGAAAGTAACCCTGGCGCTGCCGCACAGTGGGCTATTTCTAATGGTGAGCGTGTTGGTCAGGACACTGTTACGGCTTTGTGGGAGCATTGGTTTGAGGTCAAGCCGACTGAGGCTATGGCGTGGTACACAACGCAGCAGACGCAGACAATTGCTTCGCAATACGAGGGTCGCATTGCAGAGTTGCAGGAGCAGATTGCTCCGTTGCGCGATCAGCAGACGCAGGCTCTTTTTGAGTCTAGTCTCGATTCGCTAGAGGGTCAGATTCCCGATCTTGCTGATTATAGTGAGAAAATCCAGGCGTATATTGACAATATTCCTACGGATCAGCTTCACTTGGCGTTCTTTCCGCAGGGCATGGACACGCCAGAGAAGATTCAGGAGGGCGTTAAGAGCTTGTATGCGATTGTTCGTATGCGAGAGACACCTTTGCAGTCCCTACAGCAGGGTAGTGTTAATCAGAATGCGTTTACGCAGTCTCGTCAAGGCGTTGCCGACAATGGGCCTGTGGATTACGATGCTAAGATTAATGCTGCTATCCTTCAAGGGTAGAGAGCCGACCAGTACGACCATCGTGGCCCAACCCGACCGTTGGACAACCGCAAACCATCATCCATCATCTAGTTAGAAAGGTTAGGTTACAATTTAATGCCTACCATCCTTACTGGGGTAGTTGACGACGCGGATATTCTGTCCAATCAGCGCGTCGTTGATATGTCCCCCACCATCGCACAGCTTGAGCCTGATGAGGCTCCGCTCACGACGATGCTCCAGAAGACGAGTAAGCGCGCAGCTTTCTCGCAGAAGGTCGAATGGTTGTCGGACGAACTTGTCCCACGCCTCACAACTCTTTCCGCTTCGGCAACCTCCTCCGCTACGGCGCTGTCGGTTGCTACTGGCACTGGCACGTACTTTCGCCCTGGCGACGTTGTTCGTATTGCGTCCACTGGTGAGAACTGTGCCGTTAGCGCCGTGTCTGCCGACACGGTGTATCTTGTTAGTCGTGCGCTTGGTCAGTCGGCTGTTTCGCCGCTTCCCAGTGCGATTACGAGTGTTTCCGCTGCAAGCGGCGTTGACCTGATTAAGGTCGGCAATGCTGCTGCTGAGGGCGCAACTCTTGGTACGCTCATTCAGACCAAGAAGGTTGCTAACTACAACTACGCACAGATTCAGCGTGACCCGTGGGGCTTTACAAACACGTTGGTCGCGTCGAAGCTGTACGGCGGCCCGGAGCCTGCTAACGAGGCTAAGAAGAAGCTGATCGAGCATAAGCGCCAGATGGAGAACACTCTGTTCTGGGGCGTGCGCGATCTGGTCACGACTGGTTCGGCTCCGATTGGTTACGTCGGCGGCCTGTACCAGTACATCCAGTCCAACCTGACGGCTAGCGTTGGTTCGCTCACAGAGGCAATCTTTGAGACGTTCCTCCGCAAGGCGTTCCGTTACGGTTCGCAGAACAAGGTTATGTTCTGCTCGCCACTCGTCGCTTCGGCGCTGTCGAGCTTCCCGCAGGGTAAGCTTGCTCCGCCGTCCCCGTCGATTGACACGTACGGCGTGTCGCTGAGCAAGTATCAGTCTGCTTCCGGTGCAATGGTTGACATTGCTATCAAGCGCGACTGGTACGACTTTGCGTCTACTGGAAACCAGTACGGCGGCATTGGTGTCGTTGTGGACATGGACGACATTACGATGCGTCCTCTCCGCGATACGGTGCTGAAGCCGGATCGTCAGGCGAACGATGAGGACTCCATTAAGCAGGAGTACCTCACCGAGTGGTCGCTTGAGATCGGCCTTGAGAAGAAGCACGCTATCATCTCTGGCATTACCGGCTACTAAGCCAACAAGTCTGGGAGAGCCGCTAATACTGGCGGCTCTCCCAGCACGACTTTCCTACCGACCAGGAGCAACAAATGCGTTTTGTTAGTAAGAGTTCTAATTTCACGTTTATCGCTCAGCCCGACAAGGTTCAGATGGTTCTTGGGCCGGGTGGCGTAATGATCCCACAGACCATTCAGCCTGCAATTGTCTGTGATTTTGTGCATGGCATGTGTCGCCCTGACGAATCGATGATGGCTGCCGAAAAGTGGCTTGGTTTGGGCGTTCGCCGCGACGGGAGTCCTGCTGCGTTTGGCGCTGGCCCTTCTGTTTCAAGCGGCGTTGTTAACGGTGTTGCGCACGATGGTTTTAATCCAATGATTAAGTTTAGTGTTTTTGACACGGAAACCATCCCCGACGAGGCTAGCCGCAAGATCGCTGAGGAGCGCCTGCTTACCGATTCGGCTAACGGGAATTACTACATTCTTGTTAGCGACAAAAAGCTTAATCCGCCGTGGCCCACGTACGAGGACATGAAGGGCGTTAAGGGCGCTCCGGTGTCTAAGCAGGTTACGGAGATGATTCGTAACGGTGGCTTTGACCTTGACTACGTTTCTGCGTACGAAGCTGCTCGTGAAAATCCGCGTCAGGACGTTATTGACGCGATTGAGGTTCTTCGTGGAGAGCTTATTGCTGAGGCGAATGAGGATGCTTCGCTTCGTCGTGAGATTCCAGCCTAGTAGTGCATAACGATATTGCGGCTCATAAGGCGAATGTTCTTCGTCATGTGACTGTTGTGATGCCGTGGGGTGGCGAGAAGGAGCATTTGTTAAGGGATGCTATCCGCTCGTTGCCTCGCGGCATTCGTTTTGTTATTGCCAAGAATGCGGGTAAGCATGAAATGGCTACTGCGTTTAATGCGGCTATAGAAAGTGTACGTACAAAGTACACCTTTATTATGGGTGCTGATGATTTGATTGATTCTAAGACGCTGTGGCGATTGTGGGAAGCAGCTATTGGTGCGGATGGTGCGTATCCGTGGATGCTTGTGTTTGGTGATAAACGTTATCGAATGCTTGCTGAGCCGTGGTGTCCTCGCCGCCTGCAAGACGCAAACTTGTGTGGCGTAATGCTTGTCAAAACTGACGCTATTCGTAGTGTTGGTGGGTATCGTGATGTTCCGATTGAGGATTGGGATATGACGTATCGGCTGGGGCAGGCTGGTTACAGGTTGAATCCCGCTCCGCTTGCGCGTTACGGGTATCGTCAGCAGCACGACGGGTTGCATCGTTCTACAATTCGCGAAGCAAATAAGCTTGGTATGGACTGGCCCGACCTAGCGCCTTATGAGACGCGCGTAGAGGTGCCTGCCGTGTTCTACGAGTGGAGACTTGATGGAACGGGTTACGTGCGCTCCGAACTTGCCTCGCGCACCACAAAGAGCGTTGTGCGTACAAGTCTTGACCAGCGCGATCAGCACCAGGCTAAGTCGTGGGTGTTTCAGTATCCAAACTCTGATGCGCAAGAGTTTTGGGACATAGCAAAAAGGCTAGGCAAACGCCGCATTGTGGATGTTGACGATAATTATGTGTCTCCAGAATTAGAGCAAGTTGTGCGCGAGTTTCACCCAGAGAATGCTGATAGGTGGGCGGAGCGCCAAGAATCGCACAAACAGATGGTTCGCGAAGCTGACGGGGTTATTTGTGCAACCTTTGCTTTGGCTGACGTATACCAAGAGTTAAACAAGAACATTATCGTTTGTGAGAACACGGTTGATCCGTCTGATTGGAATTATTCTTCGTCAAAGAAGAAGATAGTTGGCGTTGTGTTGTCTCAGAATCACCTTAAAGACATTCCGCTAGTAGAAGAAGCGTGTCGAGCAGCGTCAAAGATGAAGGGAGTTGAGGTACAGGTTGTTGGTCTTGACCCGGACTGGGACTTCTCGTACACAAGCTTTGGTTTTACTCCTAGCATCTCGTCGTATCGTCGTGTCTTGTCTAGGTGGAGCATTGGTCTTGCGCCGGTTATTGACAATGATGTGACTCGTTGCAAGAGCGACCTGAAGTGGTTGGAGTTTACGATGAGTAAGGCTGTGCTTGTAGCAAGCGACTCTGAAGCGTATAAGCGTGTGCCGGATGATTGCATTATGCGCGCCACAAACGCACAAGAGTTCAAAGATCGGGTTGTTTCGTTGTTGCGTGACGAGTCTAGGCGTAAACAATTGTTGCGCGCTTCTACGTTGCACGTAAAACAAAACCGGCTTGTTGGCAATGAGTCGTTGCGGAACAGGTACAATACACTATTAGTATGAAAGTCATCGAACATCAGGCGTGGCGTAGGCCCATTCTTGCGCACGCAGAAGAAACATACGACCTTGTAGCCGGAGAGCCTAAGCGTGCCATCATGTGGTACATACACGGTGAGCATCAAGAAGAAGACCAGAAGCGTCTTGCCCAGGGCCTTGCTTGTGGTGATTGTCTAAGCGTGTTCCCAGCTCGACCAGCAATGGAGAACCTGCGGGATTGGCGACCAATTTCGCACGAATGGAACACGATTCGCACGCCTAGCGAAGTGCTTGCCCTTGTTGCCCAGGGCCGTTGCCCTACGTGTGGCAGCGAAGTATCTCCAGAGATGCACAACGTTATGCACCGTGGACTTGACCCGTTCCGACCACGAGGGATGGATAGCTAGTGACTACATTTGCCCAGCTTAAGGCGCGCGCAGAAAACCTCGCTCTTGCTTCTGACGATACTGAAGCTGGCTTGTGTGTCAATGATGCGCTGACGGACATTGTTGTAACGGCGCAACTAAAAATTACCGTTGCAAACGCTTCGCTTACCGCTGGACTATCCGTGTACGACTTGTCTGCCGATCTTGCCATTACTGATTTTGGTGCGCTCCAGTACCTAGAGTATCTTGCTCTTGGCGCAACACAATCCTACATCCTTGAACCTATTGCCGCCGACGAGATTCTTGCGTTGACCGCGACTAATCCTATTGGTGCGGCTCGACAATACGCATTCTTGGGACTAGACACCATTCGCCTGTGGCCCGTCCCGCAAGCAACCGGAGATATTCTTAGGGTTTATTATGCGCGAAACCCAACAGCACTATCTCTTGATGGTGACATTCCTACAGACATTCCATCCCAATGGCACTGGCTTATCACAATTGGTGCGGCTGCTCGCCTTGCCGACGCGGTTGGTGAGGATCAGAACCTCAGCATGGCGCTTGACGCTAAGTTCCAAGCTGGGATGGTTGCGTTCCAGAAGTTTATGACTCGTCGTTCGGGCCGCACGGCTCGTCGTATCCAGGCGGGTTATCTTCGTAATCCGCGCCGCCCGTTTCACGACAATTCGACGTATTATTCTGCTGGCTCGCGCTAATGGCTGGAACCCTAAAATACGTTTCGCACGCCAACTTTGGGCTTGGCATGATTCAAGATTCGCCGCGCCACTTGTTGCCGGATGGTGCCGTGTGGGATGCGTCAAACATTGTCATTACTCGTTCCGGTTCGCTCGCTAAGCGCGGCGCGTCCACAAGTGCGATTCTGGCAAAGTCGGATATTGTTTTTAAGAGTATTGGTGCGCAGAAGTCTGCTGCTGCTGATGGTTTGTCTAGGCTTTACGCTTTGTCTTTGAATGGTGCAAGTGGCGTTACGGTTAGTTCGCTTGATCTTGCGTCTACGCAGCAACCATTGTATTCGTTTAACTCGTCTTTGACGACTAGTGCTTTTGGTGCGAATCCTGTTGTGTTTGGTGATTCGTGTGTGTTTAGTCTTGATGGTGCTAGCACTCTTGCGTTTTGTGGTGGGCAGAGTATGCAGAACGCTGTCGAGTTCTCCGCAACAAGCGTAAGTATTGCCATTACTGCTGGGTCTAACTCCTTGCCTGTCACCGCAAGCATCGCGCCCCAGTGCGCCGTTGGCGGATATGTTCACCTAAGTATTGTTGGAACAAGCGAATACACAGGGCGCATCGTGGCAAAGGACGCTACAACAATCACTGTTGACCCGCCCCCTGTCGCCGCGTTTACCGCTACGAGCTTTGCTTTCTACCCTGTTCTTCCTATGGTTGGTACTCGTAACGGGTTGAGTGGTTCTAACGGGGCGTATCCTATTGCTGCTGGTTGTGTTGGCACGTTTTCTAGTGGTCGAGACACTCGTTTGTTGCTTGGTGACGTAACGATCCAAGTACAGGGTGGTACTGCTACTAGGTATCCAAATCGTGTTATGTGGAGTGCGCGCGAAAAGACTGACGCGGCAACGCCAAACTGTGACGGTTTGATTCAGGCAACTAGGGGTGGCTGGCCTCAGCTTAACTATATTGACATTGAGGACATTGATCGAATCCTTGCCCTTGTCCCGATTGGTTCGGGAAACCTGCTGGTTGTGGGTGGCAATCAGTGCGTGATGCTTAGTGGTGCTTTGACGACGCAGATTGAAGCAAGCTCAACGAACCTGGCAAAGAATGATCTTAGTGTAACTATCCGCGCGTTTCCGCAGCGCGTCGGTTGTCTTAGTGCTAAGAGTGTGCAGGCTACGACTAAGGGCGTGATGTTTGCGTCTCGTGATGGTGTGTACCTTACGGATGGTTCAAAGCTTGTAAACACTATGGATGGTCGGATTAGTAACTTTTGGACTGAGAATAATGATCCCATTAATCCTATTATTTGGGATGCTTCGTTGTGGGACGGCCCGGATGTGTGGAGCAGCAGTGCTGGCAATGATGCTGTAAACGGTTCGGCTAACATTAACGATAGTCACTATTTCATTAGCATGGCTAAGCAAGGCTTCTTTTGTGACATGCGTTCTGGTTTTGCTTGGACAAGAGTTCCAGCGTCAGAGCTTCAGATTGGTGGCAGCGTCACTGACCCGGAGCAGACAAGTAATCGAGTCTACGCTTTCCCGTCTAACTACACAACTTCTAGTGCGTCAAGTATGGATCGCATTATGCGTCTTGATCCTGTTGTCATTCCGTCTAGTGGCGTTATTGACGCTGACGGAACAGGGTTTACTTCGTTCTTTGAGACAAGGGCTTATGTTGAGGGTGATCCGGCGCAGAAGCGTAGGTTCCGTCATCTGCTTGTGACGTTCCAGGCATCGTTGGGGTACGGCTTGTTTCCGTCTAGTACGTTGTATCCGGCACAACCACAGAATGTTTCTGGGTTGTATATTTCTTCTACCGCTTCGTTGTATCCTTCGTCGCTTTATAATGCTGGCTTTGATGTGGATGCGTGGGAGGGACTTGACCCGGATACTTCTACGACTCCTGTGTCTTCTTCTAACACGACTAGTTCTAGTGCGACGAGTCAGACTGTTCGGTACGATTCTCAGATTATTTCTAACGCTGTTTCGTATCGTGTAACAACTACGGGTACTCCGTCTAGTCTTGTGTTTTACGAGTTTACTAACGCTTTTAATCAGTTGCGTCCTGGGCGGGTGAGTGTCTAGTGGCTAAGGACTTGGAAGCTCCTAAGCCGTTTGTTCCTAGTGGTTTTGTTGATGGGAATAAGTTGGATGCGGGTGGCATTGAGCAGATGCGGTTTGGTTTGGCTGGTTCGGGGCCGCTTGCTAAGGCTGTGCTTGATTCTAATGCGGTTGGTACCATGAGGCAGCTTGTTGGTGGTGGCGCTACGCCGACTACGACTATTCCGGTGGGTACAATTAGTCCGTATGCGGGTACGTCTGCTCCTGCTAACTGGTTGTTGTGTGACGGTGCGGCTGTTAGTCGAGCGACGTATGCCGCTTTGTTTGATGTTACGGGTACGGCGTATGGTGTTGGTGATGGTTCTACGACGTTTAATGTTCCTGATCTTCGTGGTCGTGTTGTTGCTGGTAAAGACAACATGGGCGGGACTACGGCTAGCCGTCTTACTGCTGCGGGTTCTGGCATTACTGGAACTACTCTTGGTAATGCTGGTGGTACTGAAACACATACGCTTACGGAAGCGCAACTTGCTGTGCATACGCATATACAGAACGCTCATACACATACGTCTAATGCTGGCGAGGGGTCTGGGTCTGGAGCCACAAGGGACACGGCGTATGGCGGCGGCGATGGATACAAAGCAACTTACTATACGCCCGGTTTATCTATCAACAACCAAACAGCAACTAATCAAAATGCTGGTAGCGGTCTAGCTCATCAAAATACGCAACCGACAATTATCACAAGTTACATTATTAAGGCTGTTGCTGATGTTACAAATACGTTTGGCGTAGCTCTTAGTGGTGCTGCCGGTGGAGTTCTAAAAGGAACCTACCCAAACCCAACATTCTCAAGCGTTACCGTAAACGCAAGTGGTGGAACGCTATCTTCTTATACTGACTATACGGGCGCAACGTTTAATGTGCATACCTTTACAACTGTAGGTGCAACAAACTTTGTTGTCACTGCGGCTGGAACGGTTAGCGTACTTGTTGTCGCTGGTGGAGGGGGCGGCGGCTGGGACGTTGGCGGTGGTGGTGGAGCCGGAGGCTTTATTTTAAGAAACGCTTTTGCTGTTACGCCACAAACATATGTTGTAACCGTTGGGGCAGGAGGCGCTGGTGCCACAGGCGGTACTATTTCTTCTGCTAATGATGGTGGTAACTCGGTATTTAGTTCGCTTACTGCTATTGGCGGCGGTGGTGGCGGTGCTTATCCAAGCGCGAATGGTCGGAGTGGTGGTTCTGGTGGTGGTGGTGTTGGGTATACAACTACTTCTAGTCCGGGTGAAGGTACTTATGAGCAGGGCTTTGCTGGTGGCGCGTCGCAACGTAACCTAACAACAACAAGCGGTAATTTAACGGCTTCTGGCGGTGGTGGAGCCGCGGGTTCTGGCGCTCCGGGAGCGTTGGTAAGTGCTGCTTATGTTAGTGGTGGGCCGGGTAGGTATTGCGACATAACTGGTGTTGATACGCTTTACGCCAGTGGTGGTCGTGGGGCGCAGGATTCTTGGAGTGGTGGGGCCGCATCTGTTGTTAGTAGTGGTAATGGTGGCGATGGTGGTGGCACTACAAATACGGGTTTTGCGGGTGCTGCCGGTATTGTTGTAATTCGTTATAGGACTAATTAATGATTATCCGCGCCATAAACAACAAACGTCCTAAGCCGACCGCCTCGTAGGTATACTAATACTGTGACCTCCACGCTCTACGCACCACAACGAGTCAACTACAAACCAACAATGCCTGCCGGACTACCCGCAAGCATTGACCCACGCAAAGTCCTGCTCGAATCCTTGAAGAAGCTAGGCGATAAGAAGACGACTGGGATTATGAATCAGTCGCCTGCTGCTGTGATGGGTGCGCTTACGAATCCTGGTGATGTTGGTAGTGGGATGAAGGGTAGTATTCTTGGTGGCGTTGAGTCTCGCGCGCGAATGATGGGTGGCAACTAGTGGCTGCGTCTACTCTTAAGATTCCAAAGGCACCAGTTGTCAAGCCTATTGCTAAGGGTACTTCCACAAGTAAACCTGACGCTCCTAAAACTACTGTTACGCCTAAGAATCTTTCCGCGACGCTTCCAAAAAAAGCTACTCTTTACCAGCGTTACACCGACCCAATTACGGGTGCTAAGTACCAGTATGTTAATGGTGCCTGGAAGATGACGAGTGGTGCTACTGGCATTGCTCTTGGTCGGCTTCCCCTTACAACTCCTAAGCTCACTGGTTCGGAGTCTACTGGTAGCACCATTGCCACACCACCAACTCCGCCACCAACGCCTGCCCCTCGCGCTCCATTTAACTATGCTGACGCTTATTATGCGTACCCCGGCTATGGCGAAAGCCTTATGGGTATTAACGCGCAGCAGGGCGGCATTGAGTCTAAGTACGGGTTTACCATTCGTCGAGACACAAGCACTACTTCTCCAACTCGTGGCGGCGCGTACTACAAGCCAAAGGGTGCCGATGAAGGCACAGGAACTATCTTGGCAACGATCAGTCCTGTTGACGGAACGTATGTGTACAAGGACGCTGAAGGCAAGACTTACTCTGCTGCTGATCTTGAAATTGACGTTGTAACCCTTAAGCCCGGTGATCCGAATTATCTTAAAGGCGCGTTTGGCGCTACTGCGGCAACAAGTAATCTTAATCTTCGCAAACTAGGCGATGCTGCCGCGCAAAGCGGCGTGGGTAGTAGTGGTATTCGCGCGTCTATGGTTACGCAAGAAGACGCGGCTCGTGCTGCTCGCGAATTTGACTTGACAGCGCAAGCTGGCGCTGATCTTGGTGCCACGACCGCTAAGTACGCTGAGCTTTACCGCACCATCTTTGACGCAATTAAGGGTCAAGCTGCTGATTATAATGCTGTCCCACCGCCTGTTGTCGAACCGCCTGCTGCTGTAACTCCTGATGCGCCTGCTGCTGTTATTCCCGATGCGGCTGCGCCAAATACTAACCCAAATACGCAGACGGGTCTTGTTAATGGGCAGGCTCTTAGTAGTGGGCCTGAGGGCCAGTTTATGGGTCAGGCTAATGCGATTGTTGCGCAGCGTGATGCGCCGTATTCTTCAATTAAGACTTCGTTGTTAGGGTTGAAGCGGTTTAATTTGACTCCGCAGCAGATTCGTTGGATTGATGATTGGATTAAGAATAATGTTCCTAAGCCGTTGAGTCCTGCGCAGAAGAAGGTTGTTGCTGATGCTAAGGCTAAGATTGCTAAGGGCAAGGGCAAGTAATGGGTAAGGTAGACTAGACCTATGCCACAGTTTGTTAAGCCTCCTGCCGGTTCCCCTGAAAGTGGTGCTATATATGTAAACACTGCTACTGGTGGGAAGAAACCAAAGCCAAAGCCAAAAGAAGACAAAAACAATAGTGGTAGTGGTTCCGCGCCCTCTGCGCCTGCCGCAACTGGGCTAACTGCTGCCGAAAAGAAAGCTGCGCGGGAAAAGAAAAGAGCCGAACAGAGGGCCGCCAATGCTGCGGCTAGGGCTAACAAGTACAATCCGCTTGTTACTAGGTACAAGTCTCCGGCAGAGTTGCGCGCAGAAGCAGCCGAACTAGCCGCCCTTAGTGTTGCTAGTGAAGAATCTCTTAGAAGTCAGCAGGCCTTGCAAGAGACGGGCTTGACTGGTCTTAGTAACGCTCTTGGTAATCGCCTTGCTGGTTTGAACACTGAGTACCAGGCTACGCTTGGTGGTCTTGGTAGTGCGTATGGTCGGACTGCTGCGAATACTGCTGCGGCTACTAATGAGCAGCTTATTGCTTCTGGTGCGCCGTCGAGCGTTGCGCCTGTTGCTGCTAATCCGATGCTTGGTAATACGATTGCGTTGCTTGGTGCTGTTCCTTCGCAGTACGCTGCGACTGCTGCTGCGACTGGTGCGCAGCTTGTTGGTGCTTCGCAGAATACTTTGTCTAAGGCGCTTACGGATCGTGCTAATACTGTTAGTGCTAATACGGCTAAGTACTTGTTGGCGTTGCGCGACACTGAGTACAATAAGGCTATTGCAAAGCTTACGGCTGAGCAGAACGCTACTCGTCTTGGTATTGATACGGAGTACAAGGCTGGGATGCTTGGTGTTGCGCAGACTAATGCGCAGACTAAGATTGACCAATTGAATCGTCAGATTAAGAAGGACAATAAGGCTGGTAAGACGGCTGCGTCTACGATTAAGACTGTTCAGAGGGGGATTCTTGCTAATCCTAATACGTGGACTGAGCCTACTTATTCGTCTAATGATTACGAGTGGACGTTTGCGCTTGGTGAGGGCAAGACGGCTACTGGTATTGGGCCGGATAGGAACACCGCTATTAACAATGCGCGTAATTCTGGTTCTATGACCGCTGCTGATCTTGAGTTGAATAAGAATAATTCGGCGTGGGGTATCCAGGGCGACCCAGTTAAGGTTATTCCTAAGTACGCGGATGTTCAGGCCCAGCTTATGAGTATCCTTGTTAATGCTGGCATGGCACCAAAGAAGGCTAGTGCTTGGATTGCTACGTTTATGCCGGGTGTGGCTAGGTTGCCTCGTTAAGGGTTTGTGTTGCCGTATGAGTGCGTATACTGTGTAAATGGCTAAGCCTAAAGCTACTACTGCTGGTGGACTTGTTGTCCCTAGTGTTGTTAGTAAACCAAAGGCTAAGCCAAAGGTAAAACCAAAGGCTACTACTGCTGGTGGGCTTGTTGTCCCTTCGTCCAAGCCAACCGATAAACCGGTTCTTGATTCTAGTTACGAGTTTGTGTTTGATCCGTCTGGTCGGCAGAGTACTGAGGTAGAAGCTCTTAAGGCGTTGTTTGCTGATCGTACGGGTGGCGATGATCTTCTTGCTCAACCCGATCCGCAAGAGGCATTGAAGACTTCTGGTGTTATTAAGCCGCCTACAAGTAGTCGTGGTCGAGCGTTAGATCGTGGTGCTACAAGGAATGTTTATTCTTCTGCTCAGGATGCGCTTGATGCTTTGGGTTCTTGGATGGACGACAATCCTATTCCAATATTTGGTGATCCGACCAGCAAGGTTGGTCGGGATTTAAAGCCTGCGTATGATTATCTCAGTAAAGAAGCTGGCACTTTTATTGGCGAGTTGACGGGCAAGAATGTTGTTGAAGGCATTGCGGCTGCTGGTACTGGTGGTTTGACGCAGCTTTTGGAGCCTGCTTCTAATGTTCAACTTGGTTTTAAAATCCGCGAGCGTACAAAAAAGACTCCAGCTGTTGTTCTAAGCACTAGTGTTGGCGAGGCAATTAAGGCTCCGTTTAAGGCTGCTGGCTCGTTGGCTAGTAAGTTCCCCGATGCGTTTATTGATGCTAATAAGGGTAAGCCTGGTGCGCCCGGTTATGTTGCGGCGGCGTTGCAGGCTGAACCAAAGAATGTTGCTGGCGCTATTGCTGGTGGCATTATGGGGGCCGGTAGCGCAATAGGTAACATTCCAATCCCAACACTAGGGCCGCCCAGGATTAGTCTTAGTAGCACTGGTCAGGGTTACGTGGAAACCCCGGAGCAGGTGCGGCTTGGTGATGTTAACGTCAAGCTAGAAGATATTGCGGCAAATACAAATAAGTACATTGATGCTGCGTCGGATAATAAAACCAAGTTTAGTAAAGACCCCTTTGTTAATCAGCTAGCGGATCAGGTAATTAAGGGTGGCTTGCTGGCGGAGGAAATTAATCTTGAGTTGCAGTCGGCTGAGGAGCAGCAAACGTGGAGTGGCTTTTCGGAGCCGGACATTAATGCGATGCAGAAGCGTGCCGCTAAGAATGGTTGGGCTTTTGATCCGTTAAAGCCGGGTGGCAAGGCGGCTTGGCAGAAGCTCACTCCTGCTGAGTGGTTGTATTACGCTTATACGAAGAATAGTTATTGGCCCGTTCTTGGTCGTAGCCTTATTCGCGCTGCTGCTCTTACTGGTTTAGCTCCTGCGGGTATTGTTGCTATGGGTGCGGCTGGTGTTAAGGCCGCTGGTGGTAATACGGAAGATGCGGAGATGATGCTTAAGTACGCCATTGCTCCTATTGGCACGTTCCAGGCTGATAGTGAGCGGTATGGTGTTGGTGCTGCGTTTAAAAATGCGCTTCGCGACCACCCAGACCAGGTTGTTTTGGCAATCTTTACTGTTGCTCGTGGTCTTGGTGCTGCTGGTGGTGTTGCCGGTCGAGCGTTTGGCAAGGATTTTGCTGCTAAGAATGTTGCCGTTACTGTTCCGGGTGACGGAGTTACTATTAAGACGTACGTTCCGCCGACTGCTCCTATTGTTGAGACTCCTGATGTTCGGCTTGGCCCTGGTAGTTTGGGGTCGTTGACGGCTGATCGTGAGGCTGCGCGTGTTGCGGCGCAGGCTGAGTCTGATGCGCGGTTTGCTGCTGATGTTGAGAGTGGCGCGGTTAAGGGGACTCTTGTCGAGTCTCCGCCTATTAATGCGCCGGTTGAGATTGGTGTTACTACGGGTAACTTGTTGGACATTTTCTTTTTGCGTGCCGTTAAAGCTCCGCTTGCGCGTGGTAGTACTTGGTATCGTGGGCGGCTAGCTTCTAAGGCTGCCGAGGCTAAGGTTCGTCGGCAATATAATGTTGAGCAGGGTATGCAAATTGAGGTTCGCGCTGCTCTTAGTCGTCCGTTTGGTCGAGCGCCTACTGATCTTGAGTTGGATCGTACTGGCTTTAACTTGATATGGCCTGCCACTAGCCTTAGGGGTGAGAAGATTACGCCTGGTTGGGTGGCTCAACAGTTCCAGAGTGCTATTGATGAGTATAGGGATGCCCAGGCTAAGAACATTGATCTTGTTAATGAGACTACTGGGAAGGTTGAGAGTAGGGCTGAGCAGGCTGCGCAGATAAAGTTGTGGGAAGATCAGATTACTTACTATCGGCAGCTTGATTCTGTTGATATTCCCGAGGCTACGATGGCTGAAGTGCGTGCTATTGCTAAGCCGATGGGTGAGGAGAATACGCGGATTGTTGCGGAGATGATGAAGCAGGATGTTACTGCTACTAAGCGTGCTAACTATATTCGTCTTATTGCTTCTAATAATGATCTTGAGGTTTTGGCTAAGGCGCTTAGGAATGATCGTAATGCTAGTCGTAAGGCGCTTATTAAGGCACAGAAGAACGCTCGTGCGCTTGCTAAGGCTTATGCGGAGAAGGTTACTGCTGGTGGCGTTGGGGCTAAGAGTCGGCCTAAAAGTATTGCCGACCAAGCGGAGAAGAAAGCTAAGCTTCTTGCCGCTTTGATTGAGGCTCGTGATGCGGCGCTTAAGGTTTCTAAAGATAAGAGTCTTGATGATGCTACTCGCCAAGAGGCTCTAGTTCTTTCGGGTAAATATGGTGATGCTGCCGAGCGCCTTAAGTCTAGTGGTGTTGGTGTGGCGGATCGAGCGGCTGCTGATGCTGCGCTTGTTGCGGAGATTGATTCTCTTACGTTAGGCGAGGAGGCTCTTGCTGGTCTTGCGCCAGAAGCACAGGCGGCGTATAGTGCGGCGCAGACGGCGGAGGCGGCTCGTGCTGCGCAGGCTGATGTGGTTGCTGGTCTTGAGGCTCAGCGCGTTGCGGCTCTTGGCGAGGTTGCTCCGCTTGTCGGTACGCAACCGCTTAAGTCGGCTAACACGGCTGCTGTGCGCGCTGCCCAAGCTAGGGTTGATAAGGCTACTGAGCGCGTAAAGGCTATTCAGAGTCGCACGCTCCCTAGTAAGAAGGAACTTGCTGCTGCTAATGCCGAGCTGGACGCTGCGCAGGCTAGGTTGGCTAGGCTTGGCGCTGTTCAAGAGGTTGATGTTGCTCTTACTGGTGCTAAGGGTTCGCTTGTTTCGTTTACGCAGACTCGTAATGCTCGTGTGCGCGAAGTGAAGGCGATCATTGCGAAGAATAAGCCGGTGCTTGACGTTGAGGAAGTAACGATTAGTGTTGATGCTGCTCGGGGTGTTGCTGGTATTCGCGTTAAGAACAAGAAGGACTATGGTTTCTTTAAGATTGAGCAGGCTAGGAACGAAGTTCTTGATGATTTTATTGCTCGCATGGAAGGCTTAGATCAGCAAGCCTTGTTGCATGTGATGGTTACGCCGGATACGTTGCGCGCGTTTGATGGTGGTTCTTATGTTGGGCCGCGTGTTATTGATACGAGTCCTACGGCTAGGGTTCGTAGTGGTCGTTTGGTTGAGAGCCAGGGCATTCTGTTTAAGTCTGGTTTGGAGCAGGCAAAGTTTTGGGAACGCTTGTTGTTTGATACTGCTGAGTTGAAGAATGCGCAGGGTTGGCAGCGAAAGATTGGCGATCTTATTGAGGCTACGTGTATCCCTATTCGCCCTTCGCAGACAACTCTGGATCGAGCAGCTAGGTACGAGGCTGGCGGGTTGGATGCGCAGGACGCTTTAAGTAGGGCTGTTGCTGATGAGGACATTATTAAGTCGGCTAATCAGTTTAAAGTTATTCGTCCTTCTGATCCTCGTGGTGGTACTCCGTCAGAGAATATTCAGCTTGGCGTGGCTAGGACTGTGGCTCCCCAAACAGTTGAAGATATGTTTTTAAGTTACGTTGGCTTGGACAAGCTTAGTGATGGCGATTACTTGTTGATGCCAAAGGGTGTTTACGATGGCATTCAGAATGCAATTAAGAACCAATCGTTTAGGTTTACTCCTGGCACGTTTGGCAGTGGCGCTAATAAGGTTACTCGTGCGTGGCGCGACTTAACGCTAAACATCTTTCCAAAGACCGCCTTTAATAACTTTGTTGGTTCAGCAATTCTTGCGTTTCAGGCTGGCGCTACGCCGCTTGATTTCTTTTATGCGTATCGAGCAATCATGGGTAAGGCTGATGCGAGGGGACATGTGTATGCGTTCCCGCCCGAGTTGCGTCAGCGATACTACGAGCAGTTGACTAATCGTATTGGTGGCGGGACTGGTAAGACCGCAAAGCTAGTTAACGGTTACGCGACAACTGAGACGGCGTTTGCTTGGACTGCGTATTGGATGAACACGATGCGTCGATTGAATGGTGCGAGTGAGGACTTGTCTCGTGTTGCTGTGTGGTATTCGCAGGCAAGGAAGCAGGCTGTTAAGACGGCGGCGCAGGATGCTGATGAGATTGCTTATTTTGCAAGTATGCGTCGGTTGACTGATTCTTCTATGGATCTTGTTGAGGCTATGGCTAGGAATGATCCTCGTTGGGAGTCGGCTAACGAGTTGTTTCTTCAGAAGTCGTTTGACTTTCTTGGTGATCTTCATCAAGGCGGAAGGCTTCAGGCGACGCTGCGTTTAGCTATGCCGTTCTATCAGTGGTACGCGCATATCTTGAAGCTGACGTTCTTTACGATGCCGGTTAAGTATCCTGGTCGAGCATTGTTTCTTCAAATGTTGGGTAGTATTGGTGAGGAGTATGTGAAGGAGCATGGCATTCTTCCTTCTGGCTTTGATGCGCTTTACCCAATGTTTGAGGGTGTCATTCCGCTTAGTACGTCTACGGAGATTGTTGGTGGTGGGCCGCAGAAAGTTACGTTAGGGCTTGGCAGTAACTCGTGGTATCCGCAGGGTACTGTTGCTCCTTTTGCGACGCAAACTATTGACTCTACTTTGGGGATGACTAATCCGCTTATTAAGACTCCGGCGCTTGGGATTGTTTCCACTATTGCTGCTCTTGGTGGTTCGGGTGCTTTCAAGCTTAAGGGTGATGATCTTATTCTTAGGTCTAAGGATGAGAATGGTAATCCGATTACTGGTGGTTCTGAGCTGTTTTGGTGGAACGTAAATAATGCTATGAACATTATTCCGTTGGCTCCGTCGCTGGTTGATCTTGCTGGTAAGGCTGATACGAGCGTTCCATTCTTTAATGATAAGCCTCGACCTAAGCGCGATTTGGAGATTAGTAATCCTAGTCCTAACGTGAGTCTTGGCGAGTTGTTGGGTAATCCTAGTTTTGGTAATGCGGTTACGTTCTTTGGCAAGTTTGCGTTTGGTTTGAACTTCTCTAACGCGCCTGGTGTTGGGCCTATCATGGTTAACAAGTATTCAAATGCTTACGAGTCTTATTTGAACGATGAGAAGCAAGAGCTTAAGAACATTGCGGATAATCTTGCGCGGCTGCACGCGGAGCAAAACAAGTGACACGCACTTATATATGGTACGGACTTTCTAGCGTTACTGCTAGTTCTTTAAGGCTTGATGAGGATGTTTGTTATCTTATGAACAATCATCAAAGCATCATACAAGTACAGCAGTATGGTCTTTCAGCCCCCCCCAACCCCCCCCACACTACATGAACATTCCAAGCTTGTCAATCGGGGAAGACAATGCTCTTAGGGATAACCTTAAGATTCTTCAGAAGCAAACGCGCTTTAAGGTAGCGAACATTGATGTGCCTGTTGAAGTTGACTTGCCCGAAGTGAACGCTCCGGTGGGGCAGGTTGGTAATTCGTCGGCTGCGCTTAATGGTTTGAAGGACGCGAACATTCCTATTCCGCCTACGTCTAAGATTGGTGCGGCTGTTGTGCGCGCTGCGCTACAGATGAGGGGAGTTCCTTACTCGTGGGGTGGCGGTGGCGCTGGCGGCGCCTCTAGGGGCATTGCGCAGGGCGCTAACACCGTAGGCTTTGATTGCTCTGGTCTTACCCAATACGCCTTTGCTAAGTATGGTGTGACGATTCCGCGCGTATCACAGGAGCAGTTTCGTGCTGGCACTCCTGTTCCAAAGAATGCTATGCGTCCAGGTGATCTTGTGTTTTTTCATCCGCAGAGTGATGGTCAGCCGGGACACGTAGGTATCTTTATTGGGAACGGAAAGTTCCTTCAAGCACCACAGACTGGTGACGTTGTGAAGATCAGCGAGCTGTCGAGTCGTAGTGACTTGATGGGTGTAAGAAGGTTCGGATGATTGACGACGACAACGTACAGGTTATTCTTTACCGACTGGAGCTTATGGAGAAGACGCTGGAGCAGATTCACACTGAGGTAAAGCGCACAAATGGGCGAGTTACGGAGCTAGAGATGGTTAACGCCGCATATAACGGCGAGTTAAAAGCTAAGTACATTCAGCGCGTTGTCTTTACAACCGTATTGAGTGGCGCGCTTCTTGCTGGTATTGTTTGGTTTATCCAAGCCGCAATTTAATTGTTGCAAAGTTTAGTAGGAGTCTGCGTATTCGCGTGGTATTCTAGTTGCGTAAGCAACGAGGAGATAATATGAGAACACTAACGCTAACCACTCCCTTGACACGCGGCCCAGGCGTTGATCGTGCGCAGCGTATCCTTACTAATCGGGGATACTTTGTTGGCTCTATTGATGGTGTCTTTGGTGAGCTGACGGGTCGAGCGTGTGTTGACGCTAAGTACTCGCTTGGCTATGCCGCTAAGAATGTGAAGCCGTCGTATGGCACCGACCTTGAAGCGTTCCTGTCGGGCAAGAAGAAGCCGACTCCAGCGATGCGTATCCGCGCAAGCCAGCGCAGCAAGAAGGTTGCGCTTGGTAGTGCGGCGTTGAAGGTTGCGCGCGAGTACGTTGGTGTGAAAGAGAATCCGCCCGGTTCAAACAAGGTGATGTTCTCTGAGTGGTACGGCGTTGTTGGGCCGTGGTGTGCGATGTTTGTTACGTTCTGCATGGTTAAGGCTGGAAGCACAACTTTTGCTAAGGGTACGCGGTATGCGTATTGTCCTTACATTCTTACTGACGCTAGGCAGAATCGTGGCATGACGATTGTTCAGCCGGACGATGCGCGCAGTGGAGACATTGTTCTCTACTCGTGGAACCACGATGGGGTAGCTAATCACGTTGGGCTAGTAGCCACCCCACCAAACGGTGGCATCTCGTTCATTGCCCTAGAAGGCAACACTGCTGTTGGTGCCGATAGTGACGGTGGCGAAGTGATGGTACGCCAGCGCCACATCAAGGACGTTATCGCCTTCGTCCGAGTCGTCAAGTAACGTACGCCGAACGCTAAGAGGAGGATTATATGCGCGTTGCACGAGTAAACGAAACGTACGGGCTTGGCGACACTTACCGTATCTGGCCCATCAGCGACACGCACTTGGGGTCTGCTGATGTTGACGAAGACTTGCTGAAAGAACACGTAGAGGAGATTCGCCAAGACAAGAACGCTCGCGTCATCTTCTTGGGTGACGTTGGTGACTTGATTGATTGGCGCGACAAGCGATTCCAAGCAGGCATGTGGCCCGAGCGTTACATGGACGCGATGCACGCAGAAGGTGGCATTCCGTCTGAGACGGTTGCGCACGCTGTGGAAATCTTTGCTCCTATCCGCGACAAGATTTGGTGCTGGTTGTCTGGCAATCACGAGTTCACGATTCGCTCTAAGATGGATCGCGAGATTGGTTCGGAGATCGCAGCACAGCTAGGCGTTGAGTACCTGGGTTACGGGGGTTATCTTCGTGTCCAGTGGAAGCGCGGGTCGAGTGGCGCTAAGGGAGCTGAGCATGTTACGGTCTTTGACTTGCATCACGGCTGGCAGGGCGGCAGGACAACTGGCGCTAAGGTCAACCAGCTTGAGAAACATCTTGGGGAATCTGACGCTGATGTTGTATTGCGTGGGCATTCGCACGACCGGCTTGCCCATATCTTCCCAAGCCTCCGCATCACACCTACGAAAATCCGAGATTGGGAACGAGTCGTAGCGCATTGCGGGTCGTACAAGCTTGGTCGAGTAGACACGCAGCGTGGTCAAGAAGCACACGATACGTGGGAAGCGCGCAAAGGCTTTCGTCGCAAGACTACTAGTGTGATGGGGCCGCCGATCATTGAGATGACGATGCGAGAGCCGTCTGAGGGCAGTGGCATGACGACTCCCGCTGGCATACAATACCGTGTGATCCTATAAAGTGGAGGGGGTGAAGAATGAATCTGAATCCGAAGACAAAAGCAGCAGCGATTGGTGCTGCGGCGACCCTGGTGATTGTCTTTGCGTTGGGCCTGTTCGGAGTGGAAGTCCCAGCCGACGTTGCGAGTGCAGTGACTCTGATCGTGAGTGTAGCTGCGGCGTACCTGAAGGACGCAAGTGACTGGACACCGCGCTGATGTTGTAGCGAGCATGGCTCGCGACATTCGCTGGGCTTTGGATGCGCTTCGTGGTGGCGAACCACAAACTGCGGAGCGCATCCTAGCTAGGGCGTTTGAGAAGTACGTGTTGCTTCGCGATGGCGAAGAAAATAGACTTGCACAATCCGACGAGAACGTGTAGAGTCAACTTAACTAATCGGCTTGGAGGCCAAGATGGGTACTGATCTTGTTAGTAGCGCGTCGCTTGACGACACGATTCGTCTCGCTAATGCACTCGCAAAGAGTGGGTTCTACAAAGACATTCGCGACGCAGCTCAGGGCGTAGTCAAGTTGCAGATCGCCAAAGAGCTAGGCTTGGGGATGCGCGGCATCTCTGAAGTCCACATCGTGGAAGGCAAGCCAACCTTGTCGTACCAGGTTGTCTTGTCTAAGGTGCGGATGTTTACCGGGCCGCACGGCACGGATCGTTACTCGTTTAAGTACACGCGCCGTGATGATGAGTGCGTTGAGATTGAGTGGCTCATCAACGGCGAGGTCGTTGGCACGAGCAAGTGCGACACGGAGGACGCTAAGCGCATGGGCTTGGATGGTCGTGGTACGTGGAAGAAGTATCCACGCCAGATGCGCACAGCTCGCGCGGCTACTGAAGGTGTTAATGCTTTCATGCCAGAAGTCATGGGTGGTAGTATCTACACACCAGAAGAAATGGGTTTTGATTCTGGTTCAAGTTTCGACGGCGGTGCTGCTGTCGAAGCCGGAGAGGTGAGTGTTCTTCCCTCCTCACAGGTGGCCTCCTCAGACGCTCCCTCTCCGGCACCCCTAACTCTCAAGTCTGCCGACGAGAAGGCTGACGACATGGTTACTGAAGCCATCGTCTTGCTTGACGCTGCGGAAGAAACCCTTGAGGGCGAGGTGATTGATTACACGGATACGTGGATTGAGATGTGCAAGAAGTTCTTTACGGACAACGTGGAACACAAAGCAGAGTACGCAGAGCTGCTTCAGAACGCAGGCTACTTGCCGCCCGACAAGTTGACAGCGAAGGCTGTGTACGCAACACTCGCGGAAACGCTTGGCCCTCGTTGTGGCGAACTTGACTTGTTGATGAAAGAGTTGGCATGATGACTAGCATCCCGAATGGGGAAGTCTCCGCATCCAAAATCAACACAGCCTTCGGGCGTTCTGGTTGTGGCATGAAGTTCTACTACCGCTACGTTGAGGGCATCCGTGGCGTGATGCGCGCACCCGCCGTGGCTGGCATCGCGTACGACGAAGGCACGCGCCAGTTGCATGACAACATGATTGCTGGCGAAACGATTGCTGATCCGTGGGAAGTCTTCGTACATTCCGTGGAGAATCCTCGCGAGACGAATCGTGACGGCGAACTAGTGGAGTACGACTTGAGTGAGATGCCACTAGACATTGTGGATCGTGGCGTTAGCGCGCTCCGCATGTACGAGGGGCAGGCCGTCAACATGAAGCCACTCGCTACCCAGGTCTACGTTGAGGCATCGTTTTCTGAGACGGACGCAAAGCTGATTGGCTACGTTGATCTTGTGGAGGCAGCGAGTGACGGGTTGTGTGTGTCTGACATTAAGTCGAGCATTAACCCTCGTAAGAAGTGGGACGCTGTTGGTGCATCTCGCGACGCACAGCTTGGTATCTATAGCGTGCTGGTTGCGAACCAGATGGAGGCTCCGGTGACTGTTGTTGGTTGGAGGCACGCTCGTTTGGGTGGCAAGCTTGATGTTTCCTCTACGCATGTGAAGGCTCCCGATGCTGACACCGTGATGAATCGTCTGTCTGGTTGGATTCGCCAGCTGGAGCATTGGTGTTCTACTGGTGATTTCCCTGCGTCCGGGTTAGATAAGGATGCGTGGGTTTGTTCGGAGAAGTATTGCGACTACTACAATCGTTGCGCGTACGGCAACAAGTCGCAGCATGTTATTCCTATCACGATTGGAGAGGCACAATGAGTGCAGTCATTGAGACTAAGGACGAAGCGATTAACCGCGTAGAGCGAAACGCTAACGCCGAGTGGAGAGTTGCGGCGTACAAGGCGTGCTGCTTGTGCGCGCATCAGTGGATTGAGTTCTCAACGGATGACGTATGGGAACTGATGGATGCTTTGTTTCCCGATTGCCAGACGCATGAGCCGAGGGCAATGGGTGCGATCATGCGTCAAGCTGCGCGTGCTGGGAAGATTGAAGCAAGCGGTAAGTACTTCAAGTCAAGAAGGCCGGAGTGTCATGGTCGCCCAGTGGCGACTTGGGACAGTTTGACTTTTGACCACGATGCCATGATGACTGAACTTTTAGGTATGCAAAACAACAAGAAGGAGACAACAGTATGAGCATGTCGAGCGTAACAATGATCGGACGGCTAACCGCCGACCCCGAACAGAAGATTCCAGCAAGCGGCAACCCGTACACACGGATGCGCGTAGCATGGAACAACAAGAAGGACACGCCAGGATACATTGACGTAACCCTCTTTGGGCGCACAGGCGAAATCGCTGCGCAGTATTTGAAGAAGGGTAGTCAGTTCTGCTTGAGTGGTTCGCAGCTTGAGTGGCGCGAGTACGAGAAGGACGACGAGAAGCGCGTCGCCTACTCCCTTGTTGGCGGCAACCTTACGTTGCTTGGCAACAAGGATGACGTTGCTGGCGAGCCAACACCTAAGCCTGTCGTTTCGGATGACGACATTCCGTTCTGATGCGAAGCTTTCTAATCGCTGCGCTCCTGCTAGTCGCGCCGACTGCGACGGCAGGAGCCTACCCTTTGCTGCAAACCCGCAGCAAGACCGAGTATCCGCCCCACTACAAGACGTTCATTGCTATCGCTAAGTGTGAGCAGCCGTCTCGTGGTGGCGGCGGGTGGCACGGCATCGCTTGGAAGCAAGAGTACAACTACAGTTTCAAGGGCGGAATGGGAATGACCACGCAGAACTGGATGGACTTCAAGCGTAAAGGACAACCAGACAACATGGCTAAAGCCACACCCGTCGAGCAACTCTGGGCTGCGTGGCGCTTGTATAAGTGGGCCGACAAGACTTACCCAGGCTATGGCTGGACAGCATGGGAGTGCAGTCCAAAGGTTGGCTTTCGTGGAGAAGGGACATGGAAATGAGAGTCATCCTTAGTGGTTGCGGTACGTTCGGTAGTGTCTATCGGCAACGCATTGTGGAACACAAAGACTACGAGCTGGTCTGCGTTGTTGACAAGGACGCTCGCATCTTGACGACGCAGACAAGTGGAGTGATCGGCACGCAGACACTAGAAGAAGCAGTGTCTAACGTGGATGCGGATGCTGTAATCATTACGAGTCCGACTGGTACTCACGCGCAAGCGGCGAGGTATTGCTTAGAGAATAATCTGCACGTATTGTGCGCTAAGCCTGGGCCGCAAAGCATTAAGCAAGCCAATAAGCTTGCGTATCTAAGCCATGCGCATTCGCGCGCTTGTGTCGTTGACTACACTATGCTGAACACACCAGAGGTTGACTACATACATTCGGTGTTTGCTGCGTACAATCCGCCCTACTTTATGACTAGTCTTCGTAGCGTGATGGGGCCGCCTCGACCAGAGGGCGCAGTGTGGGACTTGTTGTCGCACGACGTTGCCACGTTCTGCGAGTTCATGCCACGCGGCATTGTCGTATCGTCAGTCAAGTGTGTTGCCAACAGGCGTGGCGTAACAGCAAAGCTTGCGTGTGGCGGCATGGTCGTGGCGGAGATGGAGGCAGAGTATGCGTGTGACGAACCAATAAAGCGCGTGTCGTTTGACATTGCTGCTAAGAACACGATGGTCAATCCTGTTGTAAAGCTTACGTGGGATCAGAACTTCCGCGAAGTTTCAACTAGGGCTGAGGGTGCTAATAAGTCTAACCAAGAATTTGGCAAGTGGCCCGACCCGATCACGCTCGCGCTAGACAACTTTTTGTTTGAGACGGAAACAATAGGTAAAGAGTTCTACCTACCCGTTGCAACTCTGCGTATGCAAGACGTTACTCGTGTGCTTGATGCCCTTCAAGACTCGTTTGAGAATGATGGGTTAGAGCAGACGGTGGAGGTGTGAAGGTTTGGTGCGACCATTGCCAAGACTTTACGATCTTGAATCCTCGTAAGGTCTGCTTGTGGTGCGACACTAAGATTACGACGAAGAACATTACTAGAGCGAAGATTGAGGAGGCGCGATGAGTACGTGGAAAGACATTGAGCCACACCTGGAGGCGGCTGCGCTTGACGGTGTGTTGTTGCTTGCTGGCTTGGCGACAACGGTTGAGCATCCAGGTCGGTGGACTACAAGATCGTTAGACATTCTGCGCACACGTTATGAGGCGGGGAATGCTGAGCATAAGGATTCGTGGGAGGATTGGAGTAGGGATCGCTTCTTACGAGAAGGGCGAGAGGAAGCTCTTGACTTGATCTTGTACTTGGCTATGATGCGTGTTGTACACAAAGATTAATGAGGGGATAAAAATTGAGTAAGACCCTGACAGTAGGCAGTACGTTCACTGGTGTGGGTGGCGCTGATCTTGGCTTTGAATGGGCAGGCTTTGACATTGCTTGGCAATGCGAGCTGGACAAGTGGAAGCGCAGCGTTCTTTCTGCACACTGGCCCGACGTTCCATGTTACGACGACATTACTACGATGCCCGACCCGCCACCAGTAGACGTTATGGTTGGTGGCTTTCCCTGCCAAGACTTATCTGTGGCGGGTCAACGGAAAGGATTTACTGGTGAAAGATCAGTCCTCGCTTTTGAGTTCCTCCGAATTGCAGAAGCTATCAAACCACGATGGCTCGTACTTGAGAATGTTCCAGGACTCCTCAGTTCCAACAAGGGACTTGACTTCCAACGACTCCTCAGCGAAGTGGCCGCTTGTGGGTACGGCGTGGGATACCGTTGCTTGGATGCCAGATATTTTGGAGTACCGCAGCGGCGCAGGAGAATCTTCGTTGTCGCCCGTCGAGCCGAAGTTAACATCAATCCTAGAGTCGCAAGTGGACTCGCGCTTCGCGCTCTCTGCGAAAGCGGCAGCGGGGATACTACGTCGTGCGTCCCGCCGTGGCAGGACACTACCCGAACCATTGGGGGAAGCGTTGTTGCGTATCGTAAAAGCGCCCGAGTAAGCAAGCCGGGAACCCCGGAAACCTGGGTTGAAGATGGTCAAGCAAACACACTTAACTCGTTTGATGTTGGCGATGTGCGTACCACTCATGCTGTTGTTGTTAGTCCTGTTGCCATTGCTTTTGGTCATACGCAAGGCATTGACATACAGCCCAGCGAAACGCATACGCCTACGTTGCGCGTTGGTGGGGGCGGAGCTGCTGTTGCGTATAGCATTCGTGAGGATGCGAGCGCCGATACGTTTAGCGCGACGGAGATTGATACTGCTCGTTGTTTGCAGAAGCATCAGCCTTCCGTGCAGTCGCATCACGCACAGACATTCATTGCTCAGCAGGTGTCGCCAACGCTGAGCAAGTACAACCTTGACTCACGCAGCCCCCAGTCAGAAGAACAACAACGCATTGTTGGCGCGGTACACGAAGCAACAAGCATAGTGCGAAGGCTTACGCCAACAGAATGCGAAGCACTAATGGGCTGGCCTTGTAACTGGACGGCACCCGAAGGAATCAAAGCACCAGACTCTCGCCGCTACGCAGCGTGCGGAGACGGCATCGTTGCTAACGTAGCCTACTGGATTGCACAACGAATCAAGATGATAGAAAGCGAACAAACATGAGAC